AATGAAGCACTTAAGGCCCTGATGGACTATAATGACAATCCATTTGACCTTAATGCCCTTACTGTGACATTTCAGCAATGTTATGATGAGGCAAGCAAAGATTTTACCGATGGAAGAAGGAATAATTATCAAGCAGCTTATAAATACCTGCTGCCGATAGCTGAGAAGCCGATCAGGAGCATAAAGGCTCCCATGATGCAGAATTGTATCAACTCTTGCACTACCACACAACAAGGCGAAATAAAAACAGTATGCCATAAAGTGTTTGATTATGCCATGAAAATGGAATTTATTGAACATGATCCAAGCAGATACCTTAAATCCAACACCATAACCAATCGAAAAAAGAAGGAAGTGCTACCTATTGAGCAGATAAATACCCTTGAGTCTGTTGACGAATGGTGGGCAAAGATCGTGAAGATGTTGCTTTATTCTGGTATGAGAACAAAGGAACTCCGGGAACTAAACCCTGAGTGGATTGATATTGAGAATAAGTGCATTGACATCCAAAAAGCAAAGAATCGGTCAAGCCTTCGTCAGATACCCATTCATTCGCATGTATTGCCCTTATTTGAGGACTATAAAGCCTTTGGTTGTAATTTATACGGATATACACATGATGGTCTAAATAAGGCTCTTAAGACGTTCTGTGGGCATACCGCACATGATTGCCGACATACCTTTACAACACAGATGCGATTATGTGGTTGTGATCCCCTTATACTTCAGCTTTTACTTGGACATACACCCACCACGATTACAGAAAGAGTATACACGCATATCACCATGGATGAGCTGAGGCAAAATCTTGAAATGCTAAAATATTGATTTGTGTATTGTGTGTGTCTTATAGATTTGAATTTATACATTTTTATCAGCATTTAAGCACGTTTCACACTTTTTTATAAATCCCATAAAATCGCATGAAAAAAGCCGTAAACCTCAGCTTTTCCAAGTGTTTCACGGCTTTTAATCTCTGCTGCTAAGCAGAATAATACATGTAGTGTTTATGCGGTTTATAAGGTTTTTTGTGTCTTGTGTGCGTATTATAAATACACTCTTACATCTTCTCAACATCCTTAATTATCCACTCATATACCAACAGAACATTGTCAACAAAGTTGTCTTGGGTAACATCCTGATCGTGACCCTTGATTGCCATCCATTTTTCTTTTTCCTTGAGTAATTTACTAACTATTTCCTCTTTTCTAATGGTATCGTTCATATTGCTACCCCCTTTCCTTTTGGTAATTTAATCGTATCATGTATTAAATGTCATTTATAGTTTCATCTGTGACACTTCATAAATGAAACAAAGAGGACATACCGAAGTATGCCCTCTCCTTCATTATTTGATTTTATCAATGCAGTCCATGATGGCATTGCGATCATATTCGCTCATGGTATCATCCATTAGTGTTTCTAATTTCTGAACCATCTTTCTCTTGGAGTTATCCCGGCTATATTCGTACGAACCCCCATAGGATTGTCCTCGATACGAACGATTACGAAAGTTGTCACGGCTCTCGTTATATCTTCCGTCACCGTCACCATCCCTTCTTGCATAACTCATATTGTCCATTGAATAGGGCATCATTCTTGAGTAGTTATTGCTCATGCCGTATCTCATTCCACGGTTGTCATACGATGCTCCTTCCATAGACTCTTCCTCGATGCACTGATTGGTGTGCTTTAATGCTGACATCAGCTTATAAAGGTTGTCGAGCTTCTGGGTATCAAGGTTACCCTCTTTCTGAATCTCCTGCACTTCTCTTTCAAGCATATCCCGGAGATTCTCAAACATGTTCATCTTATGCATATTATTCTCCTTTCTATGCTATTCTGTTGATTACAAGATTTGAATTTTGTACTTCGATTAACGGAGTCGGCTCAAGTGCCGGATCGTCTGTGGTGGCATCAATATACCTTACCGATACAGTGAAGCAGCACCCTTTCGGAACCGTTATGATTGCTGTACTCGTTACATTTCCATACTCATCAACTGCCTGTGGTGTAAATATTGCTCTGCTTGTAAGTCTTGGCTCACCATTAACTGTGATCGCCACAGCTATTGGTGTAAGCTCACCCTCTTCAGGAACTGCAATATTGCCATTATAGGTCACCTGATATCTTGCAAAACAGTTATTAGTGCATCCTCGGAGAATAAAAATCCCTGTTTCATCCTCATGGTATACATACCCTTTGGTGCAAGGGATAGAAGCCGTAAACAGAATCGGACTGTTCAATGCCACATTCTGTACTACATTAGCTAAATATTCTGCCATAGCCGTACCTCCTTAGAAGTTGTTACATCCACATCCGCAACTGTTATTGCTATTGCAGGTGAAAATGGGTGTTCTTCCATAAACAGGAGTAGAAGGTACCGGGCAATTGGAAAGCCTGTTATACAGTGCATCCACTTCATTAGTCAGACCCTGTGCTATAAAAGCATTCTGAGCAGTCTGAGATTCACGAAGTGTTGCCATGTTGAGCTGATTCTGTAATTCAAGAATCCTGTCATTCTTAGCATCAACCTGTGCCTTAACACCATCTAATTCAAGCTGGCAAAGCTTATCCAGAATGGCCTGAGTGTTAGCCGAATTAGCTGCCCTTGTAGTGCATGCCTCAGTTGCTATCGTGTACTTTACATCATTTGTAGCGGCACGATTTTCACAGCAACAATTAGCTAACTGTGATGACAAATTGGTCAGACCTGCCGTGTTTGCTGTCTGTGCAGCGAATGACCTTTCAAGGTCTGCGATCTCGTTTGAATACATCTGCTGTGCGATTGCACTCTGCGCTCCAGCTATTGAAGCGTTTACACCTGCAAATCCACCGCAAAGGGCAGTCTGAACATCACCAAAACCGCTTGTGATGCTGTTCTGGATGCTGCTTACGGATGTGTTGAGCATCTGATCCCTAAATCCATCATTAACATTCTGCGAATTATTCAACCACGGATAAAGGCCATCCATGCCCCACATACCGCCACCGAAGCCACCCATGCCCCAGCCGCCTCCGCAGAGAAGCAGAAGAAGGATTATCCAACCCCAATCTCCACCGAAACCGCCATTGCCAAAGCCACCGTTATTGGCATAAGCAGGTGCAACAGGCATATAGAAACCACTGTTTCCATTTTCTACCATTTCTTTTTCCTCCTATAATTTTTGTAGGTTAGCGGCTATCCTCTTAAGCGGATAGTCGGTATATTAAGGTTATGCGCACTCCCTCAATATCAATGTATATTAAACATCCTCTGAATCATTGGATTATTTCTCATATTATTGGCATTGTTATACTGCTCCTGAGTTATCTGCCCGGTATTAAGCAAATGCTGAGTAATCTCATTGGGATCATTAAGGTTTACATTCTGTGGAATATTAAATTTTCGAGCTAATAACTGAGCCGGATTAGACCGCAATTGCTGATACATATTCATAAGATCGTTAATGTTACCTGCCATATCAATCATCTCCTCTGTTTTCAGTTTTAGGTCGGTTGGTCTTTTTCGGTACATTCTTCATGTCCTCAATCTCGGCCCATATTAATTCGATATCTTCATTAAGATTTTCAATGGCTTTATAAATAGGTTTGATATCGATTGTTTCCTTTTCAGGAGTATTCACCGCACCTTCACTCTCTTCCACAAGCTTGAATCTCTTAAAAATTGGCTGGTCTAACTGCGAGAATCCCATTGTTTTGGAATACATATACGGAGCAGATTCATCCTTAAATAAAACACTGTTACCGGGTGCCACAGAATAATTCCTCGCATATGCTTCACTCGGAGCAAAAACAAGGCCACCATTCTGAATCTGAGGCTGTGGCTGCGGTTGTGGTTGCATCTGCGGCTGCATTTGTGGCTGATACATAGGCTGATATGGATTATAATAGTTTGGCATTTCTAGTCCTCCTTCTTCCAAAAGTATATTGGTACTTTATATCCGCTATCCCATGAATCATAGTAATCTCCATCGATAACGGTCACTGCATGTGTTCCTGTTCCCAAGATATATGTTCCTCTTGGGTGATCCTGTGCAAACTCTCTTACTGTGTAGCAATCTGGACAGGAATCAGGGATAATGTACCTACTATATCCCAAACCATGCAGATAAGAACTCCATAGCTCATTGGACTCAATCATATCCTTCATGGCATAACCTTTAACCATTAACTCAACATAGACATCATCCCATTCCTTATCTTCTGCAATGCATATGGCACGAATTACACAATCCCCGGTATAATTATTATTCGGATTTGGATTAGTAGGTATATATCCCATTACTCATACTCCGTTTCATAAAAACACTCCCCCGATCCAATAGCCTCAATCACATATCGAACTATTGTGTAAACATATATAATGGGGATCGCTTTAATCTCATCATAAGACAAGACCTTATTTAACAGTTTCAATATATCCATAATGAATTGCTCCTCTCACCATGAATTTGAACCACTTATATGAAAAAAAATAGTTTCATATATGAAGTTTCAGAAATGGAACAAAAAAAAGAGCCAACCTTAAAGGTCGGCCCTAATCAACTGCTTGATGTATGTTTGTATGCCTTCTACTGATTCCAATTTTTGTATGATGTCTGCATCCGTTTCCCTGTTGAGTTTCAGGTGGATCATTCGAAACTTGTCCTTGTTGGCTTCATCGTACTTTTTCTGCGCTCTCTTCTGTGCTTCTGTGGTCATATCCTAAACCTCCCAAAATCTTTTAAGTGTAATACCCATTACATCCTCAAGCTCCTTAATTATATCATCAAACATCCCCTTGTCCATCTGTTCCAATTCCCTCAACCGGGAAGAGTAAAAATTTGCATATGCATTGATAACTGCTTGCTTCATTTCAATGTATGTCATTGTGTTTTTCATATCAAATCCTCCTTAATCTCTATTCTGCCATGCTTCAATTTCGTAAACCAATCTCATTGCTGATTGTGCTTTTCTGTGGAAACCTGCTTCTTCAAGTTTATAAGCAATGTCTGCAAGCCTATCCTTTGCCTGATTTGCCTCCTCTAAAATTCTTCTTTTTTCCTCGTAGTTTTTCTTCATATCTGTTTCTCCTTTCTACCATCCCATCATTTCCCAAATCTCATCCATGCTTATCGGTGATACCTGCTCAAGCTTTTTCGGATTATCAAGCATCTCATCTATCTCTGCCTGTGCATCTCTATGCTGAACCCATGCCGGAGAACAGCAGACCTGCCATCCATTTGCGTATGTTACTTCGTATTTGCATCCTCTGTATTCGTATACGATTGTTGTGAAGTATTTATCTCTGTAAGATTCGATTTTCTTTGCTTTTACCTGTGCCATATTGCTTTCCTCCTGATCTCTGTGGTGGTCTGCCGCCACCACTCGGCTTGTTGTTTTTAGTAGAATCCTTTTTCCTTCATTATCGCCTCGATTTCTCTTAAGGCCGCCTTTGCGTTTGCTTCTCTCATCTGAGTAAGCTCATTGTCAGGCATCTTTTCAAGCATCTCATGTTCTTTACCCCAAATCATTATCTGCTGATTCCATGCTAATTCGTATATCCTCTGCTCTGTCATGTTTTTGTCCTCCTGTTTTGTTGTATTTCCTTGTTTCTGATATAAGTATACACCTATATATTATATATGTCAACACCTATATTGAAAAAAGTTAAAAAATATTTTTAGGCACAAAAAAAGAGGCACCCACCATAAAGGTGAATGCCCCCAAAGGAAAGTATATGAACAACAAATTGTTGCCTTAATAAAGTGTGGCCCAAGTCTTCTTGCCAACTATACCATCAGGAGTGCCACAACTCGGATGGTCTTTCTGCCATTCAATAACGGCATTGCGTGTCAGCTTTCCGAATATCCCATCAGCCACACCGCAAGGATATCCCTTAAGATTGAGATAAGTCTGAAGTGCTTTAACCGCATCACCTCGACTGCCAAGCTTAAGTGTTGGCCTTACAATCTCAGTATAGCCTTTAAACTGTATCAGCTCGTCATACGATACATAGGCAATGTTAAGGTCAACCCCACCCTTAATGCCATTTATCTGACCTTTGCTTGAATATTGCCATGCAACCATATTCGGAACAATCGGCTTCTTGGCCTCATTCGGATTCTGTATAATTGTCATCGGTGAAGATGACGGATAACGAGCAATCCACATCGGAATGTCCGGGATTGACAGATAAGGCTTGATATGAGCATTGTAATATGCCAAGCCTGTGTATACTCCGAATTTGTACCCTGCCGCCTCGATGGTGTTCTTGTAAGCATAAATGACATCCAACAACTTCTTGCCAAGCTGTTTCGCAATAAGCTCTTCCTCAACATCCATCCAAACAATGGTGTTCAGATTGTGCTTCTTCAGGACATTGATGACCGCCTGTGCATCGGTAACAGCCTTTGCTGTGGATGTCGCATATGAATAGTTGTAAACACCGAATAAAGGTATGTTGGCTGTCTGACATCCATAAAGGTGAGTGGCAAATGCCTTTTCCTCGTTATTCTGCTTGTTGATTATCTTCAGGACTGCAAAGTCAACCGCAGATGCAACAAGCGCATAATTGGTCACAGGATTCCATTGCGCCAAGTCAATACCTTTCATGATTTTTCCCCTTTATAGTAGTTGTAATTTGAAATGCACAGGATTGTTCCCAAGAATGTAGCCAATGCGGTAATGGTCTGTGCGATCATGGTGCCAAGGTCTGACCATCCCCAAATCTTAGAAATAACCACAATAAAAGTGGCAAGCGCAGGTAACACAATCACGCACAGCCACTTCAACCAGAAATATAACCCATCATTAAGTTTTCCATCTTTCATAAAATCCCTCCTATTCATCATCGTCATCGGTACAGAATCCAAAAAACCTCAATACAAAATACACGATTCCGCACCATACAAAAGCTCCACCTAAAGTCAGTAATATGCTCATAACGGAATATGCCCCCCAATCATAATGATGCCGTAAAACATCAACAAGCTAAGATAGTACACAATGAACATGCCAACAAGAATTAAAACCGATCCAATCAAACCCCTCAACATAGGCTTTACCTCGTCAGAAAATACGCAATAACCGCCGTAACAACCGCAGACAGAATATATCCAACAAGCTGTTCCCATCGTTTACCCGGCTTGCCCTCGATCTCTTTAAGCCTGATACCCTGTTCGTTTATCTCTTTGGCTATGTTCTCAACATTAGCCGCCAGAACCTTCACCGATGCGACAAGCTCCGAAATCTGCGTTTGCTTATCTTCGATTATTTCAAGCCGCTTGTTTTGCCGTTTATCTTCTTCTTCCATTCTTTTAACAAATTCCTCATGCACTTCTTTCGTGACAAAATCTTCCATAGCTTCTCCTTATAAAAAGTAGACACACCGCTTGGATGTGCCTACTCTTGTTTTTTATTGTTATGACTCAGGCTGAACCTTGTTTACAAATTCCTTAAATCCCTGATATACGTCTAACTGCTCGTCAAAGATAGCGACATATGCGGTAGTGGTCTGTGCATCCGAATAGAGCAGACGGCACTGATTATGAAATGCCTGTTTAGCTCCATTCTCGTTATCTCTCCACTCCGATACGATTGTCATGTTACCGCCTGTACACTGTACTACAAATAATTTTTCCATTTAAAATTCCTCCTTTTAACTTGCCTTAGTATAATAAAGCGTCACCGAAACATATGCGTTATTCCAAGCTGTACTACTACTTCTGCTATATATTATCCGGCTATTATTATTATCATATTGTATAGTGTCATAAAGACTTGCGCTCCAATAAACGCCAATAGGCCACGAACTACCATTAACAGCATATTTCTGTGTTTCCATTCGTAATACTGATTTTATATTTAACGATGATAAATCTATATAAAATGTTGTATCCGAGCCTGTTATTTGCACTTCTTTTGTAATACAGTAAATAGGTTCTCCGTTCACCCAACTAATGCCTGTATTCTGTTCAGAAATCCTATAATCAATGCTTAACGCATCCGCAACCGTTCCCTCAGTATAATTAGTACCCAAGGTAAATGTT